AGATTTTTTTGAGAATGGTATTGATGCGTGTAAGACATCAGAAGAAAGAACTAACTGGCATCGTAATCAAAAGCTGGTAGACTTCAACTATATACCTGAGGAAATAGTAGAAACAATACAAACAACATACGACAACGAATCACCTAAAGGCGACAAGATGTCAATTATGAATTATCTCATAGCAAATAAATGTAGATTGTTATTAGATGAACTGGAGGACTTTTAAATGAAGAAACATATTGTAGAAATCTTAGATGAAATATCTGAGAACCCTAAACTCATTGAGCAGTATAAAAACAATGCAGCATTAAAAGTTTTTTTCGAGTATGCATTTTTACCTGAGAAAAAATTTATTCTTCCTGAGGGGAACCCTCCATATAAAGAAGACTCTGCCCCATTCACTATGAGTCCGACTACTCTTCTATTTGAATTGAAGAGACTATATGTGTTCTTACGTGAAGATCTTAAACCAATTAAACGTGAGCAGTTGTTCATTAATTTATTGGAGTCTCTTCACCCATCAGAAGCAAAAATTATTCTTGCTATTAAAGAACAGAAACTGCCAAAGCTGTATAAAAAGATCACACGCAAGTTAGTATCTGATGCTGGGTTTATTCCTCCGCTACCTAAAAAGGAACCCAAAGTAAAAAAGGAGGAGGAGATTGTCCAAGAAAGTTGAAGACATTATGTGTAAGCTGGTGGGGTTTCTTGACCAGAGGTCCTTCCAGCAGTTCTTGGATACTCTCGAACCAGACGAGCTCCAACCCTTTTTCGAGATTATGGAGGAGTATAAGGCACGGAGAATAGACAAAATTATAGACAAACAACCCATATATTTTGAGGCAGAAGAGGTAATTAGTTATATAAAATCTAAATTAGATAAGTAAGTTATTGTTTTTATTAGATATCTTTTTTTAAAAAACCCTTTACTTTAATTCAATAATATCGTATAATTATTATATTGAGTTAATAAATGTGAAAGGAAATATGATGACTACTACTACTAACCAAAATTTTGAAACTAAAGTTAATGCTCTTATTGCTGAAGCGATGAATGGCTCTACTTACCTTCTTGAGTGGTTTGAAGGAACTTTGTTTATTGAAGGTGTTACTGGTGATGATATTATTAATATCAAAAATAAAGTTGAAACTTTCACTGATATGATGTTTTCTAAAATTGGCGATGAGTACGCTATTGACTTTTGTTAATTTATAATGGGGTTTATTATGAAATTTATTATTGGGTTTATTTTGGGTTTTATCATTGCCACTGTTGGCGTTACTAACTTTACTAATTTCCTTGAGAAAGGTTTGGTAAATGTTCAAGAAACTGTGAAGGAAAATGTAAAATGAAGAAACTTATATTTGCATTACTGTTAATACCATCTATCGCTTTTGCTGATAGTGGTAGTTGGAAACACATCACAAATAAACTTTCATTTGCTGCTATCGTTATAACAGTAGACAAAGTTATTAAGAGTATTAAAAACGAGCCTGAGGAAAAGTAAAGTGAGAAAAATACTAGTTATGATTTTGTTGATTCCTACATTATGCTTTGCTGATGGTATGGGACATATACTAACTAAATTGAATTTCGTAGCTGCTATAAAACGTATTGCTGTTTATACGACAGCTGGCAAAACTAAACAGACTCTTGCGGAGGAAGAAGAGCGTAAACAAAAATTTAGAATTACCTTTAATAGAATATACAAGGAAAAATAACTATGCCTAATTGGTGCTCTAATGATGTTACGCTTTGGAATCCTGATCCTGAAAAGATAAAAGGTTTGGAAGAAGAATTAAATAAAGAAAATCCCGAACCATTCCAGTATCTATATCCAAGACCATCGCATGCTGATGAAGAATGGTACTCATGGAATATCGAAAACTGGGGAACCAAGTGGGATGTGAGCGTACACAACTTTAATGTTCAAGACGAAAATAATATTGTGCTTTCGTTTGATAGTGCTTGGAGTCCACCGATAGAATTATATGAGTATCTAGAAAATAATGGCTGGGGAGTTGATGCATTATATCATGAGCCAGGATTATCTTTCGTTGGAACCTATTATAATGAAATGCAAAATCATATTGAATATGATTTCCATGATGAGAACTGGAGGGAATCAGTTACTGAAGAAATGATAGAGTACGCTGGCTTGGACGAAGAATATGAGAACTGGCTAGAATGGAAAGAAGATGAAGAATAAATTTATAAACTTGTATATGAAACTGGCAGAAGAAACTGCTCAGCTTTCAACTGCAAGAAAACTGCAGGTGGGTGCTGTTATAGTAAAGAACAACAGAATTATTAGTCTTGGTTATAACGGAACTCCTGCTGGTTGGGACAATAACTGTGAAGATGAGATGCGGTGGCCAAATGGAGAGATTAGATTTTGGGAAACCAAGCCAGAGGTTATACATGCTGAGGCGAATGCTATACTTAAATTGGCAAAAGACGGAGAGTCTGGCAAAGACTCTGTTTTATTTTTGACTCACAATCCTTGTATTGATTGCGCAAAATTAATTTACGGAGCAGGTATTTCTAAGGTATACTATAAAACAGATTATTTGAATAGAGAAAAGAATGTTATTGGGTTTGATTTTTTAAAAAAATGTGGAATAGAGGTAATCAAATATGAAGAATAATCCTTATATTATGCCATGGTGGGATGTTATTACATTTATGATGGCAGCTGACCAAACTGTAACTAAAGATAATACTGAGCAAGCAGAGTTATATAAGAATTTAATCACTGAAGAATATAATGAGTTTCAGGAAGCAATCAAGAATAATGATGAAGTAGAAATTATTGATGCTTGCTTCGATATGATGTGGGTGATTATTGGTTATATGAAATCAAGAGGAATGGATATCGATGATATTTGGGATGAAGGTAAACGTTCTAATCTAGCAAAGATTAACAAGATTACTGGTACAGTATTAAAACGTGAAGACGGGAAGGTATTGAAACCTGAAGGATGGACTCCTCCAGACTTTTCTAAATTTGTTAAATAAATATAACAATGAATATATTTTACTTAGATCATGATACTAAAAAGTGTGCAGAAATGCACGTTGATAAACATTGCGTAAAGATGATATTGGAATATGCTCAACTTCTTTGTACTGCTCATCGTGTTATCGACGGTAGTGAATATACTGGTCGCACTGCTACGGGAAGAAAACGTGTTCGTTATGCTCTTCATAGTGAGCTTGAACATACTCTTTACATGGCTACTCATATCAATCATCCAAGCGCAGTTTGGGTAAGGGCATCCGAAGCAAACTATCAGTGGCTCTACAAAATGTTTGTCAGTTTACTTGAGGAATATAGTTATCGCTATGGTAAGCAGCATAAATGCTCACAGCTTACAGAAGCACTAAGTGCTACTCCAAAAAATATTTCTAGAGATGTTCCATTCACGGAGCCAACTCCAGCTATGCCAGATCAATATAAAGTAGCTGGTAATTCTAAGAAGTCTTATCATAATTATTACAACGGAGAAAAACAGCGAATGTTTTCTTGGAAAAACAGAACTGTGCCGTACTTCATTAACTAAATAATATTACACTATGCCGAACTACGAATTTATTAATACTGAAACGAATGAGATCTTCGAAAAGTCTATGAAGATTTCTGAGCTAGATTCCTATCTGGCTGAAAATCCCACACACCAAAGACATCACAGCGGAGCTGCCTCCATGGGAGACCCAGTGCGTCTTGGTGTAAGAAAACTTGACAACGGATTTAAGGAGGTGTTGCACAAGATATCAGAAAGAACTCCAGGAGCGAAAGGAATGAAAGACCACATCAGATAACAATAACAAGGAAACAACCTGTATGCCAAGAAAGACCGCTCAGAAAGTAGCAGAAAATGTTTTAGATATCAAAGAGACAACAAAAAGAGGAGCGAGAAGAAGTAACAATCACTTGAAGATACGTATAGATGATTTGGGTACATTTGATCCATTAACAGAAAACCAAAAAAAGTTTTACGAAGCATATAAACAGGGTGACTATTTTATATCATTACACGGAGTAGCAGGAACAGGAAAAACTTTTATTGCATTATATAAGGCATTAGAAGAAGTATTAGATAAAAATAATCCTTTTAATAAAATTATTGTAGTTCGTTCTGCGGTTCAGTCTAGAGACATGGGACACCTTCCAGGAGACGCAGATGATAAGATGGAAATTTTTAGGCAACCATATGTTCAAATATGTGATACTTTGTTTGGACGTAAGGATGCTTACCAAAGGTTAGAGGAACAGCATCACATAGAGTTTATCTCGACTTCCTTTATTAGAGGAATGTCATTTGACGATGCTATCATTATCGTTGATGAGATGCAGAATCTAAACTTTGAAGAAATAGATACTGTAATGACACGTGTTGGTTACAGATCTAAAATTATTTGGTGCGGAGACTATCGTCAAACCGACCTAAATAAAAAGAAGAATGACGTAAGTGGAATTTTAAAATTTTTAGATATAGCAATGCATATGGAAGCATTTACTCGAATTGAATTTACTATTGATGATATCGTCAGAAGTAGCTTAGTTAAAGACTACATTTTAGCAAAGACAAAATTTGAGGATGCTCAGGAGATGCTGAAAGCGAAATGAGTGTTCAATCATATACAACATAACTACGAAAAGATAACGAGAACCACTGCTAAAGATGGTTCTCGTGTCTACAGAACTCCCTCTGGTAACGCATACCCCTCTGTAACTTCTGTAACAGGATTGTTGAATAAACAAGCAATCCTTGAGTGGAGAAAAAGAGTTGGCGAAGAAGTTGCCAATCAAATATCTACTCGAGCAGCCAACAGAGGGACAAGGGTCCATTCACTTTGTGAAGATTATCTTAATAATGAGAAACTGGATATAGATATTTTTGACCAAGAAATGTGGGATTCTATACGCCCAGAATTAAATAAAATAAATAATATACACGCATTAGAATCGCAATTATATTCAGATCATTTAGAAGTTGCAGGAACTGTTGACTGTATAGCTGAATATGAAGGTAAACTTTCCGTAATAGATTTCAAAACATCTAGACGGCAAAAAACTGCAGATCAGATTCATAATT